TTCTGCAGGTATTCACACTGTATCCTCTGTTGGAGTTAATACAACTGGATTAAGTGATGCTTTAGTTGGTTCTGGTAGCTCATTCCAAGGAATATATGTTTCCAATGGAATGATGATTATGGATAATACTTTAAATGGCAATCACTATATTGGAACAGCATTCAATGGTTTGATGGCAGGACCAGTCAATATTGATGGTGTTTTAACCATTGACGGAAACTATGTGGTCGTCTGATAAATACTTGAACGGTAAGGGCGTATAAATGACTGTCATCAACATTAACAATATATCAGGAATTGCGAGTGTTAATGCTCAAAGTAATTCTTTGGAATTATTCGACAATACTGGTGCTAGTCTTTTAGACCTTAATGCTAATACAGCAACATTTCCTGCAGACATAAGTGTCGGTGGAGGTGCAATAGTTGGTGGTGGATTAACAGTAACTGGTGTTTTAACGTATGATGACGTAACTAACGTTGATTCCATTGGTGTTGTTACAGCAAGGTCTGGTGTTCATGTAACCAGTGGGTCAGTTGGCATCGGAACCGATGATCCAACTGGAACTAACGCACTTACAGACAATACATCAACCTTATCTGTTGGTATTGCTACTGTTGGAGCACTTCATGTTAATGGTAATACTTATCCTTCTGCTGGAGCATTAAGTAACCGGAATTTTGTGATCAATGGTGGATTTGATGTGTGGCAGCGGGGAACAGTTGTCTCTTCTAGAAGCACCTCTGGATACTTTGGCGCTGATAGGTGGCGTAGTCATGCTTCCGGCGGAACATATAATCAATCACGAGAAACGATTCCGCTTGGTGACAGCACAGTTGGACGGTTTAAGTATTTTATGCGTCATGCCTGTACAGTAGGAAATAATTACAATAGTATTCAGCATCGCATTGAAGGTGTTGGAACAGTTCCAGAGGGTAAAGCAACTCTTTCTTTTTATGCAAAAGGTACAAATCCTGCCGGAGGATCTCTTATGGCCGGTTATATACAAAATTTTGGTACAGGTGGGATGGCATCTTCAAATAATCAGCCCGCTGAGGTTAATTTTACAGTTACTGCATCTTGGCAACGATTTACTATTGAGTTGACAGTTGACAGTATTTCGGGAAAAACTCTTGGAACTGATAATAATGACTTTTTCCAGATCTTTATTGGACAACCAGGAGACGACACTAGCACAGACGCTTGGACTTTAGATATTACTGGAGTTCAGCTAGAAACCGGTTCTGTTGCTACTCCCTTTGAACATAGAAGTTACGGCGATGAACTTATTAGGTGTCAGAGGTATTATATCCGATATGATAATGATACTACTTCAATGGGTATAAATGCACCAGGATATTACAATACTGGCACCTACACATATCATAATGTATACTTTCTGACTAGTATGAGGGACGACATAGCACTTGAATATAGTAATATATCGCATTTCGATCTTGAACCTTGGGACTACGGAATGACTGCTCTTGTTCTTGACAGAAGTACTCCTAATTTTGCAACTTTAAAAGGGACGCCTGCTACGACTAGATCCCAAGGAGATGTTGCTTTTCTTACTCTAGATGTAACTGACAGTTGGATTGCATTTGATGCGGAGATATAAACGACTCTGACTATTAATAAATAACTAAAAACTCAGAATGGCTAATAATAGGGAGCTATCACAATTTGGTGCATTTATCAATATTGACGATTCCAGTAGAAATATTGGAATCGCCACTACTGCAACTCCCTTTGTTGGTATAGGCACCACTAATCCCCAATATAAACTGGATGTTTATGGGGATATTAACTTCAAAAACAATCTCTACCAGGACGGACAATTATTCTCTGGTGGAATTGGAGTTGGTTCTGATAGAATAAATAACCAGACTGGAATTACAACCAACAGAGTTGGAACTGGTTTTACTGATGTAACATTCGTTGGAGCTGGAATATCTATCACTGGATATGGCACCACAGTTGCGATAGACTTTAGTAGTCTTCAAGGTGGTGGTGGCGGTGATGATGCCGTCATTTTTGCCGTTGCTCTTGGATGATAATATAAATATTTTGAGATTTGATGATTGCTCTAGGAAATAATCAATGCCTACTAATTTTAAATTAAAAACCAAAGCAAGAGTTGGAGTATCATCCGAAGATGTGTATGTAGTTCCTGGTGGAACAACTGCGACAGTAATTGGTATTACATTAGCAAACACTTCTGGTAATAGTATTAATGTAGGTGTTGGTGTAACAAGAGCAACGGACGATGATGTAATGATTTTAAAGAATGTTCCTATCCCACAAGGTTCATCTTTGGAAGTCATGCAAGGAAATAAAATCGTATTAGAAGCAACGGATACAATAACTGCTAAGAGTGATGTTGCTGGAAGTCTTGATGTAGCAGTTAATATTCTGGAGATTACCTGATATGGGACTTACTAAAATTAGTGGTGGTGTTATCCAATCAGATAATTTCAGTGTTGGTGTCATCACTGCAACTAGTTTGCAAATTGGTTCTGCAACTACTATTCATACGACTGGAATTGATTTAGGTAGTGGAAATATAACATCTCGTAATATCAATTCCACTGGTATTATTACTGCTACTGGAGTCACTGTTACTGGTGATTTAAACGTCGCTGGAGTATTAACTTATGATGACGTAACTAATGTTGATTCCATTGGTGTTGTTACGGCAAGGTCTGGTGTTCATTTTGGAACAGCAGCATCTGGCACATTAGTGATTGGTAATAGCAATGGTATTGGTATCGGGACAGATAATCCAGATACATCTTTGAGGGTTGTAGAGTCTGACTTAGGTTCCAATGTTGCAGCACAATCAAATGATATTGCTGTTTTTGAGAGAAATAATAATGGATATATAAAAATTTTATCGCCAAATAATAAAGTGGGTGGTATTGCTTTTGGCGATACTGATGATTCATTTATTGGTGCGGTTAGATATGACCATAATGATAATGATCTAAATTTTTATGTAAATAATGCAGAAAGACTTCGTATAACTTCTGATGGTAAAATTGGTATAGGTAATACCAATCCTCTATATGTAATGCATTTCAAGAATGAAATGTCTGCTACACCTTCCTACATTCATATGGAAGTAACTGGAACTAACACAGTTGGTGGTGGGGGAGGTATTGCGTTTGATACATCTGCATCAAATAATTCATTAAATAATTCATTATATCTTGCTACTATTCGTGGGGAAAGAACTAGTGCTGATAATGGATCGAATGATTTAGTTTTTTCAACCACCAAAGCTGGTGTTGCTGGTGATGATGGTAATACCCATAGTCCAGCAGAAAGACTTCGCATTGGATCTTCTGGACAAATTGGTCTTAGTGGTGCAAACTATGGAACAGCGGGTCAGGTCATAAAATCAAACGGGAGTGATGTTGCACCTACATGGCAAAATTTACATGCATATTATTTTTACGGAGAGCAAGATTCACAGCAGGGAAGTTGGCCTCACGCAACGTATAAAAAGTTGCAAAATTTAGGGAGCAAAGCAATCAACAATGGTTCGTCATCAGTCGCTACTTGGGCTGAATCTAGTGGTGCCCTTACGATTGGTGCAGATGGTGCGGGATATTGGTTTCTATCGATGGGTGGTGGTATTGATGACATTCAAAGTGCTGATTATGTTCAAGTTGTTATTGGTAAAAATGGAGGCACTACTAGTATAGGAACTAGATTAAGTACTTACAGTAGAGCGTATCCTAGTGCTTCAAACCAGGTTACAAACGCTCAGGTATCTTGTATTGCAAATTTAAGCGTCGGTGATGTTGTTAGATTTTATTTGTATCATAATGAAGGAACGTCTGATGAACATTCGGAACCAAGCAGATGTTTTGCAATGGGATATAAAATATAGTCGAAAAGCACATGATAAATACTAAAAAAGTCTGATACCAGATGAGTATTCTAAACGTTGACAATATAAAACCGGTTGGTGGTGGTAGTACCATTACCATAAACAGTGGTGTTACTAGTCCTGTTATTGAAGCAGGAACTACTCATCTCAAGGTTGATAGGTTAGATACAAATACAACCTTTGTCAATAATGGTAATGTTGGTGTTAATACTAACAGTGTAACAAATGAACGTATTGCTGGTGCTGGAAATTCATTCCATGGAATGTATATTGGTGATGGATTCATAGCATTCAGTACATCACTTCATAATCCTAGTGGTTATTATATTGGTGAGCATGTTAATGCATTGAATGCTGGTCCAGTGACACTTGTTACTGATATGACTCTTGACGGAACTTGGGTAATCGTATAAGGAGGTAATGTGGGAACTCTTAATGTAGCAAACTTAAATCTTACTGGTAACACATTTACTACTGATGCAAATCTCAATTTCGGTGGTAATTGGACTGATGCTCCTGCTGGAACGCAGATAAAATATGGATCATATTATACTGGATATGGTGTCGGTGCTAGAACAGTTACATCATCCACTTCATGGACTAATGTAAACATAAATGGAACTAATCAACACGGAGAGAATATAGGAAAACATTCTGATGATGTTCTTACTTTTAATAAAATTAGTAATAAGAGTCATTTAGAAGTATCAATTTTCTTTCCAGTTTATCTTCAAGGTGGAACTAATGGTGGAGGTATAAGATGTCAAGCTAGTCATGATAGTGGTAGTAACTATCATAGGTTAAGCAATCTTGATAATGGACCATTTCATGGATGGGGTGCGATGGGATATGGTGGTAACGATGCAGAATCTTTGGTATATACATGGAGTACCTCTGATAATCTAACCCATAGAAATACTTGGAAAACAAAGACTGGAGAATGTAGAATTTACTTTGAAACGAAATCATGGTCTGCTGGCAACACTGTATATTTAATTGATTATGACAATTCTTATCCAAAAGTCGGAAAAGTAATCATCCGCGAGATTATTCACTAAATACATCTCCATAAATAAACACATATAACATATTACTATGAAATACGATATTCCATCAGCATTACAAGTACTTACACCAGGAGCAGAATGGGTTCTTCGTGGCGGTGATTATTCTGGTTTGGAGTGGCATAACGGACACGGACACGATAAACCAACCGAAGAAACATTGACAGCAAAGATTGCTGAACTTGATGGTGCAGAAGCAATGAGACTTCTCCGTGTTGAGCGAGATAAGAGACTTGCAAAAGACGACTGGAAAGTTGTAAAAGCAAAAGAAACAGGAACTAATCTTACTACTGCTTTCAAGACCTATCGCCAGGCACTTAGAGACCTTCCTTCCACGGCAACTCCAACTCTCACTTCAACCTATGAGTTGGATATGACTTCTGTTACTTGGCCCACTGAACCTTCTTGATATGGCATCCGAATTAAGAGTAGATAGAATAATTCCAGTTAATGGTGTTCCTACTGGTGGTGGGGGTGGTGTAATTCAAGTTACTCAAGGTAACTATAATACACGTAGCACTATGAGTGCCTCTGCTTATGTTGCATCTGGATTAAGTGGAACTATTACCCCCACAAGAACTGATAGCAAAGTTTTAGTTACAGTAACAACCACTGCTACTTATACTTCTGGGTTAGCCACGGCTGGATATATTATTCGTAGAAAAGTTGGAGGTTCATATATTCAAAATAGTCCATTAGGCGATGCTGGTCATGGGCAGATGAACAGTCCAGATGGTGCAACAATGGCCATTTATGCTAATGATGGCAGTGTCAGTAATAATCAATATCCTATGACTCTTCAGTGGTGGGACTCTCCTGCAACGACTTCAGAGATAACCTACGAATTATGGATGGCTGGAAATGGAAGTGATATAATAGGAATAGGTGGTTTAGGTAATCAAAATGATTATAATATTTACAGTCAAATAATTATGATGGAGGTATCGGGATAATGTCAGAATTAAGAACAAATAGAATCGTCCCAAGAGATGGGCTACCTTCTGGTGCAAGTGGCGGTGTAATACAAGTTGTAACCGCGATCAATACCGTTCAAAGAAGTAATACTTCTCATAGTATTACTAATGGGCAGTGGCAGTTTACTGGAACTACAGCGACTATTACTCCCACAAGAAGTGATAGCAAAATTTTAATTACTTTTGATCAATCGTTTTTCTGGCAAACTAATGCTGGTGGAAATCAAGGATGCGGTATCAGAATTTATCGTGGTAGCACTGCAATAACAACTAACAGTGGATATTCTGGTCATTACATAGATACTGGAAACGCAAATAATAATAGAGTTCATTCATATCAACACGGACAAAAACTTGATTCTCCTGCCACAACAAGCGCAGTAACTTATAATCTGTATGGTTATTTCTGGACTTCTGATTGGACTAACTTACGATATCAATATAATGATGGTAATGATGATTCACCATCAACAATAACATTGATGGAAATCTCAGGCTAAATATCTAAAAAAGTGTAATGGCATATCTAGGTAGAGGTCTAGACAGAGGAAATTACTTAAAACTGGATGATATTTCATCGCAGTTTAATGGAACGACTGTAACCTTTAACCTAACTTCTGGTGGTCAAGCATTCTATCCTGGTTCTTCATATTCACTTTTGATTTCTCTTGGTGGTGTCATTCAAGAACCCGAGAGTGCATATACAATTGATCAGAATGAACTTACTTTTGCTGCTGCACCACAGTCTACTGATGATTATTTCTGTGTTGCTTTAGGTGCTCCAATTGGTATTGGAGTTCCTGGTGAAGGTACAGTATCTAATACAAAGTTACAATCCAACTCTGTAACGGTTGATAAGATTGATCCACAAGCACGAGGTGTGGGTATTTACTCTGGTGGTACTGCAATCGGAACTGCAGTCACTGCAATTGACTTTATTGGTGTTGGAAATACCTTTACATATGATTCAAGCACTGCTACTGTAACTGTAAGTATTCAGGGTGGTGGTGGTTCTACTGGTGCTGGTGGAACATGGGCAGCAAATAACGTTGGCGTATATACTGGTAAGTCTGCTGGAATCAATACAACGAATGTAGTTGGTACATCAGGATCTGAAGGTGCTTTACAAGTCAATGGTAATGTTGCTATTGTAGAAGGAGCACTGTTGACCCATAAAAATATTTACGGTCAAGTTAGTGTACCTACTGATAAGAACGCATTGTTAATTGGTCCAGTAACTGTTGGAGCAGCAGCGACAATTGATGTTGCTGTCGGTTCAGTTCTGGTCATAGTCTAAATATAGAAAAGTCTTATATAAATGTCTGATATTCGCTTTAACCGTTGGTTACATCAATCAGGAACTGGTGGGGTATATCAGAACGGTTCCGGTCGTGTAGGTATTGGTTCATCCGCACCAACTGAAATACTTGACGTTGTTGGTAATGCAACTTTCTCAGGAAATGTTTCTATTGGTGGTATACTAACTTATGATGATGTAACTAATATTGATTCTGTTGGTGTCATTACAGCACGGTCTGGTATTCATGTAACTGGTGGTCGTGTTGGAATAGGGACCGATAATCCACAAGAAGACCTTCATGTTTATAAAGCAAGTAGTTCTACTGCAATAAAAGTTGAGACAACATCTCCAACAGGAGCTGCTTCTTTACAATTAAAAGGTGGTTCGGGTCGAGTTGATTTTGGTGTGCCTGGAGGTTCGGGTAATCGAGGTCGAATACTATACGCTAATAATGCCAATACTGTAACTGGTGCTGCTGGTGATAGAATGGAGTTCTTCACCAATAATGATACATCTAACTCTGCTATATTAATAACATCTAATAATAAGGTTGGTATTGGAACTAATATTCCAGCAGAAAAATTATCAGTTGATGGTGTTATCGAATCAACAAGTCAGGGTGTTGACTCTGCTACGGAAGGTGGTCAACTCGTATTAAGAGCTCCCAGAAATCAAACTGGGACAAAGTATCGTTATTCGATTGATAATTATTGGGGCGAGTCTTCTCATGGTAGAGCGGGTGGTGCAGGAAATGAAGTTAGTGGAATTAGATTTATTAGAGAAGATGATTCTCCCGCAGCAAATGGGCAGGTGCTAATGACCCTTGCTGAAGATGGCATAATGTATTTGCCATATCAACCAGCATTTGATGCAGTTTATGATCCAGGTAATGGTGGCGTATATTATACTACTGCAAATACTGAAATTGTTTTTAACACTACGAATAATAATAGAGGAGGTCACTTTAGCACAACGACAGGAAGATTTACTGCACCAATAACTGGATCATATTTTTTCTCTATAGGAGCTATGAATAATGGTAGTACTGGAGGAACTACTGCTTGGTATGAACTTCGAGTTAATGGAAGTCTTTTAACTAATCCACATAATTCCTATGCGTCTGTTCAGAATGGATCTGGATTTAGACATGTCACATCACAATATGTTTTACAACTAAATGATGGTGATTATGTTTCCGTATTTACTGCAAGTACAACTGGTGGAATATATGGTGGCGGAAATAATCATAACCACTTTGTTGGTCACCTTATCGGATAAACTTGACATAAACAAATGGTGCTCAAAATTATTCTAGTTTTAGTGGTCACCTTCTTTCCTAGTTTTAATAAATACCTAAAAAGTATTAGATAAGATGTCTATATCCATCGACGGTTCTGGATCAATTACTGGAATTGACCAAGGTCTTAGTGTTTCTGGTGTATTGACATTTGATGATGTAACCAATGTTGATTCAATTGGTGTTATAACTGCACGTTCTGGTGTTCATGTGACTGGTGGTACCGTTGGAATAGGGACGGATAATCCATCTTGGGGACTGGATTTACAGAGGAATGCAATTACTCAAGCAAGATTTATAAGAAATAATGCTGGTGATTCATATTTAAGAGTTAATTCTCATACAGGAAATATTGTAGGATTGCAACTCGGTGATAATACTGATGTTGATAAGCAAATGATTCGTGCTGATAATACGAATAATGCTTTAATTTTTAATACAGCAAATAGTGAAAAACTTCGTATAGATTCAAATAATGTAAATATCGGAGTGAATGCATCTTCTAATCCATTTACATACTTAAGATTTGGAGCATCTCAATATGGTGCTGCAGACATACGACCAACAGATGAATCATCACATAAGATAGGACTAGCATTTTATGTAGATGGAACACAAGATACAACCATAAATCCTACAGAGGCACTTCGTATACAATCTGATGGCAAGGTTGGTATCGGAAGTGATACTCCGACAAGAGAGCTTGATGTTGCTGGTAGTATCAATATTGGTAAAAATGTAACAACAAACACAAGTGTTACAAAAATATTTAATCCAACTCATCTCACTGTAAATAGAGGTTCTACGATAAGATTCGGATTAGAAGATGGTGGTTTTGGTGGTATTGAAGTTGAAAATACTACAGGATCAAATGGGTCATTTAATTCCCAAAATGTACACATTATGAACCATAATGGTGGTGTATTGGGTGATATTAGATCTCTTACTGCAAGATTTGACGGTAACATTGGTATCAATTCTACATCACCAACTGAGAAACTTGACGTTGATGGTAATATTAAACTGTCGGGAATACTTCAAGAGAATATACCTGCCGACCTTTGGTCTCCAGACTCAAGTTTTTATTGTATTTCAGATGGGGGTATCAAACTAGGTAACATAACTCACCAGGGAAGTTATCGAGTTCATATAACATCGAATGGTTATCGTAATCCAAGTAACCAGTGGACAAGTTATGCAGCTAATAACTTCACTGGAGCAGCCGCAATTGGAGTAGATCCACAGGGTGTTATTATATTTGGAACTGAGTCGAATAAGTCAAATGGGTCGGCAGCTAACATTACGGAAAGGGTACGTATCGACGACGATCGTATGACTTTCGCTCAGAATAGAAGACTTAGGTTTGCACCAAACTCATCTTGGGGTGCCGGTTTGAATGTTGGTGGAAACGGTAATTCTGCTGATGCAACCTATGGTTCAATGGCAGTAACCAACGGTAATCTTCATCTTGATGCTAGAGAAGGCACTTATGGAATATACCTGAATTGGTATGGTGGTAGTAATGGAACTTACTTTGGTAATGGTAATAGCCAACAAAGAGGTAGGTTAGACGGTTCAGGTAATTTTAGTGTAAGTGGTTCTTATCCTGGTTCAGATTTAAGATTAAAAGAAAATATTGAAACTATAACTGGAGCAACGGATACAATAAAAGCTCTGGTGGGTAAAACTTTTACGTGGAAACCAGAGGCAGGTCTTGATTCATATAAGCGTTATGGATTCATCGCACAAGAAGTTCAGCAAGTAGTTCCTGACTTAGTAAAAGCTATTGGTTGCCATTACTTTGATGCAGATGATAATCTAATTGATAATATTGATCCAACTGAATCTGATGAAGACAGAGAATCTGCTGGTTTAACTAGATCATTAACAGTTAATAATGAAGGTGTTACTCCTATTTTAGTTGAAGCAATGAAAGAATTGATTGCAAAAGTTGAAACCTTAGAAACCAGAATTTCTACGCTTGAAGGTAATTGATAAATACTAAAAAGGATTATATAAAAGAATGAGTACTCTCCGCGTTAGTAATATTGAGGCAAAGGCTGACGTATCAAGTCCCTCAGTACATGAAAAAGTAAAAGTTACTAATTCCCAAGGAGATGTGCTGATTCACATTGATGGATCTACTTCGGGTATTACTACAGTTGGTATTAATACCACTGGTTCATCTTTTGATATTGATATCAATCAGAATGTAACTTTTGCTGGTAATGTAACTGTTGGTGGAACATTAACTTATGCTGATGTAACTAATGTTGATTCTATCGGTTTTGTAACTGCAAGAAGTGGTCTAAATGTTGGTACTGACAGTGCAATTTTAAACTTTAGTGATGGTGGTGAGACCAAATTTATTGAAATTGGAGCAACTGGTGGTGTTTCTGGTGGTGATGCACTTCTTATAACACATTCCTCTGGTAGTGGCGTTGGATATTTTGGTTATGAAGCAGGTGGTGATAGACTTGTTATTGCGACTGATGATGGTAGTGGTACTAATAAGATAGACTTTATCACTGATGCTGGAATAGCAACAGGTGGTGGTACTGATAACTTAGATGGTAAAGTACCAAAGATGCGTATACTGCATGATGGTAAGATTGGTATAGGAACTGATGCTCCAACAGAATTGATTACAGTTGGTGCTGCTATAACAACTGCATTATTTGAAGTGAAACCAGTTGCTGGTGGATTTGATATTAATGTATCTTCTGGAGATTTTCATCCACACTATCAAAATAATTTTGCAATATACAATGGTCAACCTGGTTCTGGTCAACAAAGACTTAAACTTAGTCCAGAGGGTTACCTAACCGTACCAAATCAACCAGCATTCTTTGCACACGGGGTTGGTGGCGATGTCACGGTTAATAATGGAAATAAATTTGCATTTAATGCTACTCGTTTTAATAGAGGTAATCATTACGACACAACTAATTATAGATTTCTAGCACCTGTTGCTGGTGTTTATTGCTTCCAAGTACAAGTATGGGCAAAGAATGGAAGTACCAATTCCCGAGCAAGATTCTATAAAAATAATGCTAGTAGATCTCAAAATGGATTCCATGCTGGTACAGTTAATAATGCAGTTGACCACACATTTGAAATGAGTATACTTGAAGATATGCAAGTAGGTGATACTATGGACGTTAGAGCAGTTGATGCCAATCTAACGTATTATGCTGGTAATGCAAATGAAGTTCATACTTACTTCACAGGTTTCCTTGTAGCATAACCTTTAGAATTATGCTATAATATTTGAGTGTATCTAAACGTTATGAAATTTTTAGTATATTCCAAAAGTGGATGTCCTTATTGTTATAAGGTAATGTCAGTATTAGAAATGACTGGCAAACAGTTTGTTGAGTATAAACTTGGCAGAGACTTTACAGGTCAAGAGTTCTATGATAAATTTGGGGAGGGTTCTACATTCCCACAAGTGCTTTGCGATGACAAAAAACTAGGAGGATGCGTTGACACCATTCAGTTTCTCAGAGAAGAAAAAGTCATCTGATCAACACATAAATAAAGTCAGTACTCACGAAGTTAATCGTGGGGTTGAACTTATTCTTAATGGAGGAAAGAAGCAGACAAAACCATTTCACATCATTTTTGAAAAGATGGTTTGCTTCTTGAAGCGGGAAGTAACTATCTATTTTGAATTTTCCTTAAAATCAAGGAAGAAAAGTTAGTTCCCAGAGGTAAGAACAATGTTAGCAGTAAGTTTAGTCTTCGGTTCATTAATGACCATCCTGTTTCTTGTAGTGGGACTAATTGGAGGTTGGACTGCTAGAGAATATATGATGAACTATCGGGAAGTACCAAGACCTCACCCCGAAATGTTTGATGGTCAAGGAAACTTGATCCCAGATGAGGTTATTGCATTCAATTTTGAAAACTATTATGACGACAGCGAAGAAGACGACATCAACGAATAGAAAAAAGACAACTACTGCAAAACCAAAAACGATTGCAAGGAAGAGTCAACCTATTCCTGACCTTCCTGCAAATCCTTTTATCTTTGAGATTTTTGATTTGTGTGGAAAGCAGCGTAGTGCTGCTAAAAAAGTAGAAGTACTTCAAAAGTACTCTCATCCTTGTTTGAAAACTATCTTCATCTGGAACTATGATGAAAGTGTAGTTTCTGTTCTTCCTGCAGGAGATGTTCCATACGCTGCTGTAGACGAGATGGATTCTTTCAAAGGTACTCTGTCCGAAAAGATTGCAGATGCTGTAGAAAAGATGGGTGAAATTGGAAGTCGTTCACTTGGTTCTCAAGATCAAGGTCAGACATCTCTTCGTAAAGAGTATACAAAGTTTTATAATTTTGTGAAAGGTGGTAATGATGGACTGAGTTCTCTTCGTAAAGAGACTATGTTTATCAATCTTCTTCAAGGTCTTCATCCACTTGAAGCTGAGATTGTATGCTTGATTAAAGATAAAAAACTTGAAACAAAGTATAAGATTACTAAAGATGTAGTCTCTAAAGCATACCCTGATATTCAATGGGGTAATCGTTCCTGATAGGAGTTTATTATGAATAAAGAAGTTACAGAGGTGTCCACAGAGACATCTGTGGAGAAGAAACCTATGTATTCTTGGACCCAATCAGAAAAAGATAACTCCAAAAAACTTTATGGAGTTGAAATTATGATTGAGAATGGCACACTGGAGCAAGTCAAGACAAAAGACTGCCCCAATGATGCCAGGATTGTTACCTATGAAGTTGATGGTGAAATCAGATATGATTTGACTCGCAGTCAGAAAGCAGTCAATATTTTTGATATGTATTATGACAAGTTTGGTAAAGGTGTAAAAGACATTCAGTATGGTGAAGGAAGACATAACCCTAAACTTTGGGGTATTCAGGCACCAAAGGCAAAGAAAAAGAAATAAAAATTAAAACTGTATCGTAAATTACAAAAGAACTTGACTACATAGTGCATAGGAGTTATAATACTCTAGTACGTTCATCTCATGCTCAGTATCTTACTGGCATTGACCCTTGCCCATCATGATGACGGCAACCCCTACGGGTGGCATATGTCTTGTGAAAGGTTCTTACAGAGAAGAATTGAAATCCTTATGGATGACAATTTGGATCGTCGGTCTAAATATAATCTACTAGGTTATCTTAGGTCTAAAGTAGAAGGTCAATGTGAACAGATGTTAGTATGAGACGCAAGTAAGTCGCGGAACGGAGCGTTCATCCCATGATAGAATTACTACTCTCTACAACAATGGCATGTTCAGATGCTGATGCTGTAATCTTTCGGATTAATAGGCATGAGGGTCTGAAGCCAGAGTGGAAGTTAGAACTGGTCGAGACCATTAAGGACTATGTGCCAGAATGTAGTCACTATTGGGACGCAAACGACTGAAGGAACGGGAAAAACGGATCCTGCGAAAGCAGAGAAGGTTAATTTCACCCTAGTATTTCAGGTAACGACAAATGAACACACTTACTCTCATCAAGAAGCAAATCGAGAAGGCAGCAGCACTGCACGACGCTCAAATCGCAATGACCACATATCGTGGCGTTAAGTTTGAGTGCAAGCAAGGTGTTGATGAAGTACATGGTACTTTCTGCTATCGTGGTCACACTTATAACAAGTGAGGCAATTATGCAAGCATTACAAGTAGCAACAGTAGGTTCTATTTTTAGTATTGCATTTCTTGGTTTACTTTACGGGGAAATCTTACTTCTTTCTAAGAGGTGAGAATATGCTGAAGATCAGTTTTCATTATGATCTTCCAGCATATGACCCTGTAAAACACGATCCAGATAAAACTTTTGGGTTTTTAACGTATCGTGGAGTACACTACGCCAAATGGGTTCAATTAAAATCCAGAGGCAAAAAAAGTTGGAAAGTAGAGGGGTAGCACCCCTCTTTTTTTATGCTATAATATGTGTAGTGTATACACCAATATGGACAAGGAACGATTAAAACTTATCGTCCGTAATCTTGAACTACTAGTTGACGGATTGAAGGCAGAGGTTTATTCTGATCCGAGTGCTTACATAGATAAGCGAGAGAATCTTGATGATCCTCTACACTATCACGGAGACTACGACGAGGTATTTGACGATGACGACGGGTATCCCGACTGAACGAGCAAGACAGTATATGAAGTTGCTTCGCAGATTAGTGAAGCAAGAGCATCTTTATACTGAAGAAAAATTGATTGAGATGAAAAAACAACTGCGAGTATTAGAAGAAGAGCTTGCAGAACTGGAGAAAAAAGTATCTAAAGGATTTGGTAAATGAGTGTAAAACTGATTAGTGTAACTCCCGATGCGGAGAAGATGATGGCATATGTTGCTCGTGTGTCAAACCCCAACAATCAAGAGAACCCAAATTATGCAAAACTGTTGGGTTATTGTATCAAGCACAATCATTGGTCTGTATTTGAACAGGCATTTATGACTCTGGAACTTGAAACTACCAGAGGTGTAGCAGCTCAAGTGCTCCGGCACCGTTCGTTCACATATCAAGAGTTCTCACAACGGTATGCTGATAGTTCAATGCTTGCAGACACGATTCCTCTTCCTGAACTTCGTCGTCAGGATACTAAGAATCGTCAGAATTCTATTGACGACATTGATCCTTTTAAAAGGCAAAAGTATGAAATGAAAATGCAAGAACTTTTTGGAAGGTCTATGGATCTTTACAGAGAGATGTTGGATGAGGGAATTGCAAAGGAATGTGCTCGCTTTGTGCTTCCCCTCGCCACGCCCACAAGAATCTATATGTCGGGTTCTTGCCGTTCGTGGATTCATTATATCAATCTGCGTACTGCTAACGGCACTCAAAAGGAGCATATGGACTTGGCAGAAGGTTGTAAGAAAGTGTTCATTGAGCAGTTCCCAACCTGTGCAGAAGCCCTTGAGTGGGTCTAAATAAAATACATTGAGATTTGATTATGGCAACATATCCTGTTATTCATAAAGAAACTGGGGAGCAAAAACAAGTTAGTATGAGTGTCCACGATTGGACACAGTGGTGTGAAGACAATCCCGAATGGCAACGGGATTGGTCAGATCCATCTACCTGTCCTGCTTCAGCTGAAGTTGGAGAATGGAAGGATAAACTCCGTAAGTCTTATCCAGGATGGAATGATGTTCTTGGAAAAGCATCTAAAGCACCTGGTTCAACTGTAAAGAAAATTTAAGTATGGCAAGAAGGAAAAGAGCATCTGCAAAAGACGATCAACCAATCGGAGTTGGTCTTACTACTAAACAGATGAAGCGGAAAAAACCGTTGAGTCAAGAGTATTTGGTTGATATTGATCCATTATCTGATAATCAAAAACAGTTATTTGATTCATATAACGCTGGTAAGCATATTGTTGCATATGGTTGTGCAGGAACTGGTAAGACCTTTATCACTCTCTACAATGCACTCCGTGATGTTTTGAGTGAAACTACTCCTTATGAGCGTATCTACCTTGTACGCTCTCTGGTCGCCACTAGAGAGATTGGATTCCTTCCTGGTTCTCACGAAGATAAGGCAGACATCTACCAGATTCCATATAAGAATATGGTGAAGTATATGTTCCAGATGCCTAGTGATGCAGACTTTGAAATGTTGTATGGGAACCTGAAGTCACAGGAATCTATTAAGTTTTGGTCTACATCATTCTTGCGTGGGACTACTCTTGATAACGCTATTGTTATTGTAGATGAGTTTCAGAATCTGAACTTCCATGAACTTGATAGTATTATCACTCGTGTTGGTGAAAATACTAAGATTTGCTTCTGTGGTGATGCACGTCAGTCTGACTTACAGAAAGATAAGGAAAAGAATGGTATTATTGATTTCTTAAGCATCTTGCGTAAAATGGAATCATTTGATATAATTGAATTTGGTATTGACGATATTGTTCGTTCTGGACTTGTCAAAGAATACATTATTGCAAAAATGGAATCTGGTTTTTAATGTTTAATCACGTTGATATTGATCTCCCTAGTTTGGAGCGTGAAACCATTGATGGTGTACGATATTACAAAGTCCCTGATGAAGAAGAACTCCTGAAGCTGGTCTCGATTACATCGGTGACCAGCCATTTTAATAAGGAGATTTTTGTAAAATGGCGAAAGAAAGTTGGTAATGAAGAAGCAGATCGTATCACCAAACGGGCAACCAGTCGTGGTACAGATATGCATACTCTAGTAGAGCATCATCTTAAGAATGAAGGACTTCCAACTGTCCAACCAATCTCTAACTTTCTTTTCAAGATTTCTAAAGAAAAATTAAATCTTATAAATAATATTTACGCCCTTGAAGGGTCTCTGTATAGCAAACAACTAGGTGTAGCAGGGACCGTAGATTGTATCGCTGAATATGACGGCGAGTTAGCTATAATCGACTTCAAAACATCTGCCAAACCCAAACCACGGGAATGGATCGACCACTATTTTGTCCAGTGTATGGCTTATGGTTGTATGCTGTATGAATTGACTGGAATTTCAGTCAAGAAACTTGTAATCATTATGGCTTGTGAAAATGGAGAATGCGTCGTCTATGAAGAACGAGACAAATCAAAATACATCCGACTGCTCACCGAGTACATTGGAAAGTTTGTTAGAGATAAACTGGAGCTCTATGGAACCTAATAAAGAACTAGAAAAGGCGATTGAAAGTAAATTTCTGACACCATCTAAATTTGCGTTAGAGATTGAAAAAATCGTTGCCGAAGAAAAATTCAATTACATTGATGCTATTTGCCACTATTGCGAAATCAATGAACTTGAGGTAGACTCTATATCTAAGTTGGTATCCAAACCACTTAAGGAAAAATTGAAGTGGGACGCAACACGTCTCAACTTCATGAAGAGAACTTCGAGAGCGAAATTGCCTTTATGATCGTGACACCCTTTGAAACTTATCAACATTATTTGTCACTAAAAAATCATTTTACAAATCCCAAATACGACTTCTTCAAATACGGAGCAAAAACCCGTGCTAGTGTGACTTCTTTTAACAAGAGGAAAGACAAGTACTGGTTCGAGAAGACCTCTCGCAAATACTCTGATGAAGAAGTCGTTGATTTTTTGGTATCAAATTTTTCTGCCGCCGACAACCCACAAAACCTATGGATTGGAGAAATTATCAATTCTGGAGAAAGGACATACGCCGAATGGAAAAAGCGGAAACAGAGTTCGACTTACTTGTTCAAAGAACAAAGCAACGAATTGTTCTCGGAGAACGAATTAGGAAGTCTGTTCAATTGTTCCAAAGGACATCCTATCCTTCTGAAAGAGTATCTAAGCGGGAGGTTGTCGCTAGAAAACTTCGTAATCTACGACAAAATTTTCCATTTCTCTAAAAACTTTGATAAGAAGTTATCTGACCCTGTGTGGGAAACCGTAAGTCTCAAATTAAAGAAGTACGGACCCTTTCTAAATATTGATGTATTTCACTTTAAAAAACTATTGAAGGAGATTATTAACTATGGCTCTTGAAAATAAAACTGTGCTTGAAAATCTTACCAAGCAACGTGAAGAGGTTATCAGTCAAATTGAGACTGCTCGCACAACACTTCTGAAACTTGATGGTGCTATTGACGTTTTAACACAAATCGAGGAAGCAAACGCACAAGAAGCAGAAGAAACTGCTGCTCCTGCCGAGACAGAAGTAGTTGAAGAAACTTATGAGTGATTTTTTCGATTCTGAAATTATTCAGGAAGAACTAAAGGAAATTAATAATCTTCAAGAGGAAATTTATGGTTCCCTCTTTAACTTTAGTGCTATGTCCAACGAGGACAAACTGAAACATGTCGAAATACTCTCAAACTTGCTAGAAAAGCAAAAAGTGATGTATACTAGGTTATCTCTTTCGGACGACCCCAAAGCGGTTGAGATGAAAGAGAACCTTCGCAAGTCGGTCGCAATGATGGGTTTCCCACCCGAGACCGACATGAGTATGCTATTCAATAGTATGAATGCAACCATCGAGGCATTGAAAAACTACATTGACTCTTGATGGTTTCTCTGTTATACTATCCAAGCAAATCCAACAAATCCAAACATCCGAGGTATCCAAATGTCTTTCGCAGACCTTAAGAAACAATCCAAACTGGGCTCCCTGACTCAAAAACTGGTCAAGGAAGTCGAAAAGATGAACAACAACGGTGGCGGTTCCGCTGATGACCGTTTCTGGAAACTGGAGTGTGATAAGAGCGGCAATGGTTATGCCGTTATCCGTTTCCTTCCTGCCCCTGATAGCGAAGATCTTCCCTTCGTGAAACTGTACTCTCACGCCTTCCAAGGTCCTGGCGGTTGGTACATTGAAAACTCTCTGACCACTCTGGGTCAGAAAGACCCTGTGTCTGAGTACAACTCTATGCTGTGGAACAACGGCACTGATGCAGGTAAAGATGCTGCTCGTAAGCAGAAGCGTAAACTGACTTACATCAGCAACATCTATGTTGTGAAAGACCCTGCTAACCCTCAAAATGAAGGTCGTGTAATGCTGTACAAGTACGGCAAGAAGATCTTTGACAAACTCACTGCTGCAATGCAACCCGAGTTTGAGGACGAGGAAGCAATTGATCCCTTTGACTTCTGGCAAGGTGCCAACTTCAAACTGAAGGCAAAGAATGTTGCAGGTTACCGCAACTATGATTCTTCTGAGTTCGCACGTCCTGATGCTCTCCTGGACGATGATGACGCAATGGAGGCAATCTGGAAGAAGCAATCTTCTCTTCAAGAGTTCGTTGCTGCTGACCAGTTCAAGGACTATGATGCACTGAAGAAGCGTCTTGATTATGTTCTTGGTAACAAGGGCACTCCTCGCTTCCAAGATGAAGAGACTGTTATGGAAGAAGAGCAGTTCCGTCGTGAGAACCGTGGTGCTGCTCCTGCAGTGACTTCCACCCCAGGTGATTTCAATGCAGATGACATCATCGCTCCTAGTTCTTCTTCCAGTGATGAAGATGACGACACTCTGGCATACTTTGCTCGTCTTGCCGAAGAGTGAAGTCTGATTACACAATAGACCGTGTAACTAAATCCGATGCCGCAGATTTACTTCTGCGGTATCATTATTTGAAAGATATCTCCAAAGGATTTAAGTCGGGTTACAATTATGGTCTATTCAAAGGCAATGATTTTTGCCCATTAAACATTGGCGGTATTCAGGGAGTCTGTATCTTTACAGGTCTCCCTGTTCCTGAAATTGCAAAAGGTGCCTTCGGTTTAGAACGTCATGAACAAGAAGGGTTGTTTGAATTATCACGACTTTGCATTCG